TTCTATCGCTTTAGCCGATAGAATCGGCAGCCGGCGAGAACGCGCGAAGGATGGCCTTCGCTTCATCCGAGAAATCGTCCGCGATCGCCGAGGCCAGAATCGCCTCGGCCTTGATGCGCGCCTCCTCGAGCGTTTTGGGGCGATAGGAGCAGAGCGCCAGCGCAGCCTCCTCCAAGGCCGCGGAAGCATCATCTAATCGCCGGACGGCGCCGGTGAGGCCGAAGGATTCCTTGCGCCGCTCCTCCTCGGCATGGAGCTCGTCTAGGTTGGCGAGGTTCTTGGCCTCGTCAGCATCGAGGAAGCGGCAAAACTGGTCGACTTCCACCGGCCCGATCTGTCGAAAGACTTCGAGCGACTGGCGCTTCCGGGCGTAAGCCTCAGAAATCGTCGCCCGGATGTCCTCATAGTGGAAGATGCGGAGATCGTAGCTCCTGCCATCGGCCCAACACGGGGCGAGCCTGAGTTCCTTCGAGGTGGCGGCCTTCCACGCCTTTTTGAGGCGCTCCCATTCTTCGAATGCGGGGATGTAGGCCTGGTTCGCCTTCCCATAGGCGGAGATCAGGGCCGGGAGGTCGCCGGGCTCGGCGCTCGCGGCCGCGCCGAGCGCGCCGAAGACAGCGCCGGCCGATCCGGCGGCGAGAAACAGGCGGCGGGTTGTGGTAGTTTTGGTGTCAGCCATTTGGCGCTCCTGCGAAGCGTTGGGTGGTTAGGGCGACTCGAGGTGATCCAGACCTCTTGTCGCCCGATCTTTTTAGCGCTATGAATGTTTTTATGTCAACCGTTGTTAGCGCTAAAAACAAGCGTACGGGTCGTCCCCGAGTCGACAGCGAAGCGGTCAATGTCCGCATGGAGCGGCCGCTCCTCTCCGCTCTCGACGCCTGGCGACGCGAGCAACCCGACCTGCCGACGCGCCCCGAGGCGGTTCGCCGGCTCGTGGAGAAGGCGCTGGGCGGTGATCGGAAGTCGGATCCGAAGGACGCCCCTGAGCCGCCGCTGATCCTTCCCGAGGACGAAGTAGACCCCGAGGAGTTTTGAGAAGGCGCTCGGGGCGTAGCCGCAACGGGATTTTGAGAAATGGCAATTCGTGCAAAGACATTGGCTAAGATGCGAGAGCATATAGACGATCTTGTGAGCAAAAATGAAATCATTCGATACCGCGTCGCACGCCCGATGCAGGCTGGCGCGTCGTGGGAATGCTGGGAAATACACATCCCTGAAATTCGGTCTATCGTTTCCTATGCGACCGCTCTACATGAAATCGGCCATTTGATGGGACGATATCGGGCGAGCAAGCTCGTCATGGTTCGGGAGCGGGACGCGTGGCGATGGGCGAAAGCGCACGCGCTGCACTGGAACGAGCGCCTCGACAAGCAGGCGGCCGATTGTCTCGTCTGGTACGAGCGGCGGATCGCCGAGGGCAAGATGAGCAAGCTCGTCCCGCCCACCATCTACGGTTAGGCGTGCGCCCCTCGGCGGGGCGCGAATTGGGAGCCCCCCAGATGATGGCCTTCATCGACCCGCCGAGCTATTTCGACCCGATCGAGGCATGGCGGGAGTTCCTCGAGGAAATGGAACTCGCCGTCGGCCGAATAGACGGCGCCGAGAGGCATGTCGCGATGGCGAAGCGCGTCATCGCCGAGAAGGAGGCCGACGCGGCGGAGGAGGCCAAGGCGCGGAACTGAGCACGGACCCGAGGTGCAAATTTGCACAACGGGCGCTCCCCGCGCGCGCGGGGCCGAGGGCAAACCGACGGAAAAATCCGTTCGTCGGGTTGGCGGCGCTCCCGTCGCGCCGCGAGGTCGGGGCCGAGGGCCTTTGCTCGCGCGTTGGCTTGGCTGATAGCGCTACGGCTCTTGCCTGTGGCGTCGGCGGTGGCCTCAACGAAAGAGCAAGTTCCAGAATTTGGAACTTGATCCGATTTACGGTCTCCGCCATGCTTCGTCTCCGGATGCAATTCCTCATAGATCGCCTTGCGCCGAAAGATCGCGTTCGCTTCCTGCGCCGTGGTGGCGCGAACTGTTGCGATATCGCAACAACTGGCGCGATTGGCGCGCCAGCGCGGCGCGCCAACCATCATCGCCGGATCGGCGCCGGCCGGGCGCCGTATCGCCCGCCGAGCTGCTTGTCGTAGCGGCCGGACGCGAGGCCCTCGCCAACGCGCTTGTCGACCGCGCGCAACAGCACGTTGATGTTGAGCCCGCCATCGGGCCGGCGCGATTCCTGGACCTCGGCGCCTGCTGGGGCGTTGTGGATGTTGACCGTCGTCGGCGGCACATTGACCGTGGGGCCGCCGTAGCTCGGCGGAGTCTGCGGCGGCGAGGCGGGCGGGCTCCGCAAGCCCTCGGCGACATTGCGTTGCTGCGCCGCGTTGAGCACGATCTCGCCGGCGTGCAGGATCGCCGGAATCCCGACATGGCCTCCGTCAGCGAAATGCGGCGCGCCGATGAATGCCGACGCGGGAACCATTGAGATATCGCGTGACGTTCCGACAAGGCCGCCTGCGGCGTAATGGCCCGTCAGAACGCGGGCCTCGTTTGTCAGCGCGGGCGCCGCTGATGCGCTGGACGATGCGCTGTCGAAATTGAAGAGTGAGCCGAGCGCTCCGAGCAATCCACCGCCGCCGGCGCCCGGCGCGCCCGGAACGCTCGAGGGGCCGCTCACATATACGCTCGAGGCTGTGACGTTCATTTGCTGCGTCGATTTGTCGGGGTTGAGCCCCGCGATATCGGCGATCGAGCCGAAGAGTCCGCCCGTCGCGCCGTTCTTGCCTTTCGTTCCCAAGATCCCGGCATACGAACCATCGCCGGTCAAAACAGCGTCCAGCACGTCGCTGCGCGCGCGATCGGCCGCGTTCTGCAGAGAGGCGGAAATGTCCCGGCCGGAGAGCGCGTCTTTCACGACGCCCGCGGCGGAGCGGCTCGCCGCGCCGTAGGCCGTGTTGAACGCGAGCGCCTGTTCCGTCAGCTTTTCATGCGCCCGGCGCGCCTGGTCGAGATCAGCGACGAGCTCGCGGACCCGATCGCGCTGCTCCTCCGTCGCTTTCGTGCCGAGCGCGTGGAGCTGGCGCTCCGTTTCGAGCGCGAGATTGATGCGATCATGCTCGGCGCCCGTGGAGCGAAGAAGATCGCGCTGCATTTCGAGATTGCGGACTATGTGGTCATAGCGTTCGGCCAAGCGCGCGCCGTCGTCGGCGGGACTGCGGCCGCTCGCCGCTCGGCTCGTCGTCGTCGCGGCGTCCTCGCGCGCCGCGAAGCGCGCGCGGGATTCGCCGGCGGTGGGGAAGACTATCTGCGGCCCGGCCGCCATCCATTGCGCCCGCAGCTTCTCGAAGTCGGCGCCCTGCTGGAGATCGATCAAGCGGCCGATCGGCTGGCTCTGCGGCTGCGCGAACAAGCCGCGGACGACGTTCGGCGCGTTCATGATGGTGTCGATCGGGTGGAGCAAGCCTTGCATCACCTGGCGCAGCTCTTCGCTGCGCTGGATCGCGTCGCCGATCGAGCCGACGATTCCCCACCACCCGAGGCGGATGTTGTCTACAGGGTTCCCCAAGTCCTGAAAGGCGACGAGCATTTTCGTCTTCGCCACCTCGGCGGCGGCGTCGATCTGGCGCTCTACATCCGCGGCATGGCGCGCCAGTTCCTCGTTCAGCCCGCCAGCGCGCGCCGCGGCGTCGCCGAGCGCTCGCATCGAGAGTTCACCGCTGCGGATCGGTTCGAACAGCTTGGCGCCGGCGTCGTCGCCGAACAGCGCGCGGGACAAGTCGAGCGCCTCCTCTCGCGGAAGGGCGCGGATGCGTTCTCCGATGATGTCGATGAAGTCGCCGGCGCTCCGGGCGCGATCGGTGAGCTTCAACAGCCCTTCGTCGATCTTCTCGAGCGAGTCCTTCACGGCGCCTTCGTTCCGCTGATAAGCGTCAAATTGAGCGCCGGCGGTTCCGAGCGCCTGGCGCGTCACATCAGTGGTGAGCCCGGCTCGGGCGCCGAGGATCTGCGCGCCGGCGACATCGTTGACCGATAGCCCGGAGCGGCGCGCGACCTCCTCCAGCTCCGCGAGCTGGCGCTGTGCTGAGGCGCCGATCGCAGTGAGCGCGGCCTCGACGCCCGCGGCGGCGACTAGCGCCGTGGCCGGCAGCGCGCCGAGCGTGCGGCCGAGCAGCTGAATCGGATTGATTATGCGGTCGATCTGATCTCCCGACCACGTGCTGTTCTGCCACGAAAATTCACGAACGCGCTCGATCGCGTCGTGAAAGCGCCCGGCGCTGTGCGTCGCAGAGTCGAGCGACCGCGTGATGTTGTCGTTCGCGATCGAATCGAGCGCCGGCTTCAGCGGATTCGCGGTCAGCTTCTTGAACGCGGAGTCGAGATCGTTCGCGCCCTTCCCGACCTTGCTGAAGGCGCCGGACATCTTCGCGGCATTGTCCTCGAGCTTCCGAGCCGCCGCGTCGACGCCGCCGCCGATGGTCTTGAACGCGCCCGTCGTTCCGGTCGCCATCTTCATGGCGTTGTCCTCGAAACGCTTCGCCGACGCGGCGAGCTTGTCGAGAGTGAGGTAGCCTTTCTCGATCGGCGACGGATCGAGAGCCAATCCGAGGGACGCGATATCCGTCATGGTGAACTCCTACTATTCACGGCGGCTTTCACTTCGGCCGCCGCGGCGTTGACGATGTGCTGCCAATTTTGAGCAGCCAAGCGGACCATGCCCTTCGCCGGCCGGCCCTCCGATCCGAACTCGACCGCCGCCGCGTAGCGAGCGACGAAGCCGAAGTAGATCGGCTTTCCCGCCGGGATGTTCAAAATGATGAGATTGATCGGCCCGGCCTCGTAGCCGTAGCTCGCCAGCTTCTCGTCGCGCGCTTTCTTGCGTGCTGCGTCGCTCGGAACGGCCTCGGCGCGGATCACCGGAACCTGCGTCCCGCTGGCTTGGAAACTGTGGCGAAGGAAGCCGGTGTCGATTGGCGTCCGTTCCAGTATTTCCTCGGCGACCATTTCGGCCGCACGCTTGAACGTCGCTTCGGTTCGCGCCTTGGTGGCGCGAACCCATTCGTCGACGGCTGCAGAAAAGGTCTTTTCGGTCATCATTTCACCGAATCAAACCATGCGTCGAAGCTCTGGCCCTCGGGCTGAACTTCGCGGCGCAGGTTCGCCTTGGTGATCTCGACCGCGGCGCCGAGCGCGGCGATCGACTCCTCTCGATCGGCGACTTTCGCCATTATGTTCGGCTCGATGCGTTCCGCGTAAACGGCTCGCGCCTTCTCGATCAGATCCGGCGCGGCGCCGGAGAGCGCCGGGATTTCGAGCGCGGCCTCGGCGAAGAGTAGATCGGCGCTCGGGGAGAGCAGCAGTCCGGCCTGCTGCGCGACGCTGAGGCCGCGCAGATACTCGCGCGCCTCTTTGCGATGCGCCGCGCGCAGGGTGTCCGTGCGATCGATCTGCGGCCGGCCGACGCTGGCCCGATATTCATCCATCACCGCCTTCTTATCGGCGAGGAATTTCTCGGCGCGGCGGAGCTGCGGAACGACGCCCTTCGCCGCCCAGGCGGTGACTTCGGCGCCGATGCCGGCTTCCGTCAATCTGCCGGTCGCGGCCAGCTCGGCCTTCTTCGTCGCGGCAGCCCCGAACAGCGTCGCGACGCCTTCGAAGACGCCGGCGATGTCGGTATGCTCGGCGCCGATGCGCGGGCGGAGATTTTCGATCGGAGTCATGGTTTGCCCTTTCGGTTCGGTTCAGTCGACGAGCTGGATCTTGTCGACCATGATCGTGCGATGTTGCGCCGCCGGGTCGAGCCGTTCGAACTCAGCGCGCGTCATTGTCGTGGCCCTGCCGCCGCCGGCGCTCGTTCTCGCGCCGGTCCCGGAAGCGCCGGAGCCTTTCAGGATGTGGTCTTTGTCGGGATAGGCGTTGACGAGCGCGGCGATCGCCTCCTCGAAGTCGGCCGGCTCGCCGGGGCGGGATGTGGAGAGGATCACGGCGCCCGAGTCGTCATGGGCGACGACGGCGCCGTTCTCGACCTTGAAGGACGATCCAAATTTGGATTGAGCGATGTCGCCCGGAAGGGCGAGCTTGTCGCGGACGAACGGAGACCGCGCGAAGGCGCCGGTGATCTTCTCCGAGGCAAGCTCTTCGATCTTTGCGGAGAGCCGTTCCCGGACGCCGCTCGCTTCCGCGGTGATCTGCGCGAGAGTCGCGGACAGCTCCGCAGCGTCGAGCGTCGTCTCCTCGCCGTCGTCGTTCACATAGACCGGCTTGCCGTCTCGGACGACGGCGTATTCTGTACCGCCGATTTCGAAGGTCTTGAGTCGCATCGTTCCCTCACATGCCTGCGGCCGGCCGCAGCCGGGTTACGTTCGTCGCGTCGATTTCGTCGCTGTCGGGCTCGCCCGGCGCTTCGTCGAGAAGGCGCTCGTCTTCGCGCTCCAAGGTGAACTCGGGGCCGAGCATGTCGCGGCGCTTCATCTCCTCGAGGAGCGTCGCGCGGGAGAGATCGCCATTCTTCCGCGCCTCGAGCAGCGCGTCGACGCCCTTTTCATCCGGAATGCCGGAAGCGATGTCGGTATTGACGAAGACCTCGGGCTCGCTTGGATCGCGGATCCAGGCGGAGAGATAGACGAACGCCGCCTCTAGCACGTCTTTCAATTCCATCGCCCATGCGGAGACGACGCTGTTCGCCTTGCTCGCGGCAAAGCTCGTCGTGATCGTGGTGAGATTGCCGCTCTGCGCCGTGAGCGGCTGGCGCCCGAGCTCGCGGAGCTGCTGCGCCGTCTCGCCGATATCGTCGAGCAGCAGTTTCAGCGTGTGGGCTTGCGGCTCTATGAAGGACCATGTGCCGTGGTTGCCGGCGGCGTCCATCGGCGCATAGAGGACCGATTTCGGCCCGACGCGGATCGCCGCGGGATTGCCGGCCGCGTCCTTGTCGGGCGTCACGCCGTTGCCGGAGAGCATCGGAAAACAGCACATCGTCTTCAGGAATTTCAGCCCGCTCTCTTGCTGGTAAAGCTCGACCTGCAATTCCGCGGCGGCGCGCAGCGGCGGCTCGACCTGCCAGCTCGCGCCGATGCGCCGGCCGGTGATGAAAGGAACGAGCGGGATGACGCCGAGGCTGATCTCGCCGCTATCGATGATCTGCCATTCCTGCGCGATGTAGCTGTTCGCGGCGTCGACGCGCTCCCAAAGCTCCCAAGTCGCCGGCGCGTAGCGCGTCGCCTCGCCCTCGGCCTCGATCGCTTCACGCTTCACCACTCTGACGCGCTCGACCGTCTTCTCGCCCCATTCGCCGTCTCGCACGACGGCGTTCTCGCGCCATCTGGCAAGCACGAATTGCTCTTCTCCGCCGATCGCCGCCGTTCGGACATCGAGCATGTCGGCGGCGGCGATCTTGACGAAGTAGGGGCGCGCGTTGAGCGCGCGCTCGGCCGCAACCGTCGCGTCTCGCGGAACGTCCTTCGTGAAATCGACGAAGATCCAGACGATCGCATCGCGCAGACCGTCGTGAAAAAGCGAGGCCGCGAAGCGATGCAAGTTCGTCCCGGCGCCGTCTATATCTTCGGCCAGCGCGACGATGCGCGGCGAGGCGGAGCCGTCGACGATCGCGACCTCTTTTCCGAAGGGCTTCGCGGCGAGCGTGTCGACGATATCGCCGAAGACGTTGGTGAGCTTCGTCTGCGAGAGCCGGAACTGATAATCGGAATCGGTCTCCTTGGGGAACTTCGGCAGATGCTTCGTCCCGCCGCGGCGCATCGTCTCGATGCCGCCGAGGATATCCGCGACCTGGCGCCAATATGGCGACATGGCCTCATGATCGGCGCCGGGAGAGGCGACGGTTTTCGATGCGTCAACCATTGCTGTAGACCCCTGAGAGAGAGCTTCGCCGCGCGAAGCGACTCGGCGCCGATGAATAGACGCCGAACGCCGCCGTCGGCGCGATGTGAGTTTCTGCGAGGAGATTGATCGCGCCGGCGACGCAATTCGAAATGTCGTCGTGGCCTTGCGGCGGGTGGTCGATCGAGTCACGGCCGCCGCGCGCTGTCCGGCGCTCCAGCGCGCAAATCTGCTCGATGAGCTTGGCGTGATCGAGCAGCTCGACGCGGCCCGCATTCAAGAGCGGCAAGGAGTCGCGATAGAGATCGGACTTGGGCCGATCGGCGAGGCGATACTCGACGCCGTGAACGCGGAAGCGCTCGCGCGGCCATTCGCCTGCGTAGCGATCGCCCGTGACTTCGGAGACACGATAGAGCCGCATCGCCGCGGCGAACTCTGACACGACGCTGTCCGGACTGAACGGCGGCTGCGCGACGCGGATCGCGTCGACGACGATCTTCGCGCCTTCCCGATGCGCAATCGCCAACGTCATCGCATCCGAAGAGCCGCCCGACGGATCGGTGAACGCGCGATAGGTGACGCCATCGCAGGGGGGCAGTTCGAATCGATCCGCGACGACGGCGGCCTCCACCACATCCCGCGAAACGAAGCTTTCAACGTCGGTTCGGAACTCGCCGCCATACTCGGCCGCCGCAACCGCAGCGTCGCGCTCAAAGGCGCGCTGCACGACGCGCTCCGGCAGCGTCGGATTAAGAACACGGCTCGCCGTCTTCGCCACGACGATGCGAGGATCGCCGGCGGCGCCGTAGTGCGCCCGATATTCGACCACCAGGGCGCGCGCGATGGCCGAGAAGCGCCGCCCGTTGGCCGTGCGAAGGTCGAGCCCCGGCAGCCGCGCTGGATCGTCGAAGCGCCTCGGCGACTCGCTTCATGAACGCGAACGTCTAGGCGTCGACGTTGTCGTTCGAGAACTCAGAATGAAATCCGAGTCGATCTTCGCCTCGAC